GCCTCCTCTAGGGCCCCCATATATCTACCCTTCTCGCTACAATAAACTGATTTCCTTTTTAAAAAATCAACTTCTAAAATACTCATAAAATCAACATGTTCCCCTGACTTACTAGGAGGAGTGTATTTCATGCCTATACTGGTAATATAGTTGGATTTGGAAATATTATTGAAATCCACATAAGAGCTGTGCACACTCCCAATATCATCGTCACCATACGTCATCATAGACACTGCATCTTTAAAACGATTAACACCCGGATACATAGAAAATAAAGCACATCTAGATATCAAAGAGTTGGCAATAGAATTCACGTACACGGTTAAATTATGGCCTGACGGATTACTCCCCATCAATTTAATCAATGTCCCATCGTACGCCACTAACGGATACACTACCTCTGTAGCCAAAGATCTCATAATTGCTAAGTCGTCTCTAGTATATCCGCAAGCTTCACCAAATCTAATCAATATATCAAACGCCGCACCTGTTAAGGAAGGTGACATACGTTGATCATATGCACTATAATCCCCAGCTACAATTCGATCCGGACCATACTTGCATATGTGATGGTGCATTTCATCCCACTCTTCACTCAAAGCATTAATACCAACAGCACACTCCGAAATCAAAGGGTACATGCTCAATTGAGCAACCAAAGGCAAAAAATACTTCCTCAAAAGCATCTTCAATACTACAGGAGCGGCTTGAAAAACACGAGCTTTAGTCGAATTTAAAGGTCTTGGTTCATCCTTCAATGATGCTCGATATACAGCGTTAATCCTATGGCCAGCCAATAAGCGCGCTTCACTGGTTTGAAACTCACCCAAAATGTCATCATCTATAACATAATTGCAAGAATGACCTTCCGTGGGGTTTACCAAAGTGCAAACCTTACTCAAAGGGCCGGATAATGGAAATCCTACTGACGTATTTTGGGGCATCCTATTAACAAACTTATCATTGTCCCAACCATTTATAATGGTAGCCATGTCCAACACTTTAGTAGGTGCAGCAAAAGTCAAAATGTCCTTTAAATAATCCACGGCAGCCTTATGTACTTCCATGGGACTGGGCCCCACACTAATATTGGCAAAACCTTGCATGCCC